TACTGCGTCAACCAGAGAGCGCATGGAGCCGTCTGCTGGGTCAAGTCCAACGGACTTGAACTTGACCCAGGAGTTGGTGAGTTCCTTGACGGTGAACGGCGCGTTCTTGGCTTCGTTCATGACCTGATTGAACTGTTTGGCTGCGTCAGCCGCACGTTCCATCTGGGTCGCGCCATCTGCCATGCCCTGCAAGAGAACATTCAGGCGCTCGAACTCAGCACTAACCTTGACTACTTCTGTGAGGGCACGACCTGTAACGGCCCACACAGTTCGCATAGCTTCTCGCAGCAGACCGAGAGTAACCACCGCATGACGAAAAGAGGCGGTAAGTGACTTGACTTGCCGCTCCTGCTGTTTCATGCCGGTGTTCGTGACACCGATCATCTTCTTGAGCTTTGCGAGGTCCCTTGTGGAACCTCTCACACCCATGCGGAAGTCTTTATCGTCAAAGTCGATTTCGACTACGAGCCTTGATACAGTGTCTGCCATTACTTCATCGGTCCTTGCTGAAGATTCTTCAGTTTACCAAGCCCCTTTCGATCCAACTTCGGCTGCGATTGCGCTACAACACCGATCTCTTGCGTGAACCTCATGTGGGTTGCTTCGTAGCCATCCTTGCTTTGCGAGGCGGCTTGGATATTCAACCGTTCGAGATTCTGTGCTGCCTGGATTCTGGAAATATTCTTTTCCAGCAACCAGAACCTTTCCACCGGCATCTGCAAAATTTCATCGGGCGTGTAACTGTAAAAGTGGCAGGCTCGACAAAACAAGAAGCCAAAATCAATTACTGCTGGGGCGTCTCCTCCGTCATCACTACTTTTCCCTCGGCTGCTGCCTCTGCAACAACTTCCTCCGAGCCTTCTGAAGCTATTTTACGAGTGAAGTCCAGTAGCGCCGCCAGCTTGTCGAAACCCATGCTGCGGAACTCCTGATCTTCGATAGTGGGGAACTGGCGACCGAGAACCTCGATCATCATGTTGATCATCTTAGACGGGTCTGTTTCATCCCCATCCCTGATCTCGGCCTCTTTCGTCGCCCAGACGAAATCCTCGACCGTCATCTGCTTCATCTCATGGTCTTTGCCATTGAGCTTGATACGGATGATTTCCTTGGGCGCGAGTGCGTCCAGGTCCAGAAACTTGACTTGTTTTTCAGACATTGTATTTCCCTCTAGTTAAAAGCGGTGGCCCCTATGCGGGGCCACCAAACCATTTAGTCTACTTACGCGGCTGATTCATCTCCAACCTTGAACAGCAGACCATTCTGCGTATCGTCAGGATAGGCATTGAACTCTACACTGTAGATACGCTCCTCATCGAGCTTGTACGAGTACTGCAAGGCTCCGCCAGTTGCTGCCAGCGGGATAATGAAGTCCTCGTTCAGATCGGTGCCAGCCGAAACCGGATGCAGCTTCAGAGTGCTTGCAATCGCTTTCAGGTCAGCACTGACGTTCGTGGTGACATCCACACGCTTGGCACCCGTAGCAGCGGCAGTCGTCTCGGTGATCGAGTCGAACGTGCCCGTGCTTGCGGCAGCTTCAGCAACCGAATACGAAACGCCCGACACGCGAGCAGTCAGTACCAGGTCATTAGCGACGTTGGCCGCATCCATAGCCCGCGCACCGTCAGCATTGATTACTGCGACAAAGCCGTCAGCAAACTCAGCCTGGGTAGGCGTTCCATCGGTCGTGTACGAGTAGTTCGTACCGTTGACCGTCAGGATGTACTCAGTCGTAGCAGCAGGGCTTGCTTCTACGACAGTCGTCACCTGCTTGGTGGCGTTGTCTACGAGACTCGCGCCCGGCATGATCTGGTTCAACACTTCCAGGGTCGTCTCTGCCAGAGGTGCCCTCACAACACAGGTTCGTGCCGTGATGTACTCCTTGACTGGCGTATTGCCGAACTGATCAATCATGACCTTATAGGTCTCGGTTGCCACTTCGACTTCGACACCGCCTTTGGTGTAGCCAAGATCGACGCCGCCATACTCGATGGTGCAAACACCTAGTTTGACGTTGTTAGTCGATGATGCCATGAGCTACTCCTTATACGGCGGATTCGTCACCAATGCGGAAGAGCAGACCACCTGCTGTGTCATCCGGGTAGGCTTGGAATTCAACATTGAAAATCCTCTCCTCGTCCAGCTTGTAAGCGTACTGGAGAGCGCCGCCCGTAGCGGCAAGAGGGATGACAAAATCTTCGTTGAGATCAGCACCGGCAGACACAGGATGCAGCACCAACTTCTGGGCGATTGCCTTGAGGTCAGCACTTACGTTGGTCGTGACATCGACGCGAGCCGCAGCAGGTTCTGTACCCGTCTTGGTCGCGCCAGGCATGATCTCTACGAGATTATCAAGGGTCGTTTCCGCAAGGGGCACTCGCACCATGCAAGTACGTGCGGTAATGTACTCCTTGACGGGGGTGTTGCCGAACTGGTCGATCATAACCTTATAGGTTTCTGTCGCCACCTCAACTTCCACACCACCCTTCGTGTAACCCAGGTCCGTGCCGCCGAAAGTAACGGTGCAGACGCCGAGCTTCACATTATTTGTGGATGAAGCCATGAAAAATCTCCTAACTAGCTAGTCATACAAAAATTCGTGTCAAACATGATCAACCATTCCAGGTAATCACCTTCAGACACCGGAAAGACAATTGGCACATGGCGAGGACGAATGTAATTCACATTCAATGAACCTATTGTCTGATTCAGGATCGTCAGAGTCGATGAGATAGCTTCAGATTTTTCCTCGCCTTCAGCATATCCCCTCGATCTCACGATTACCTGAAACTCTGTTGGGAAGTAGCCCGGTAACTCATGATCTATCATTGTACCAAGCGGTGCATCCTTTAGCAGAATACCTTCCACAAGCGTTTCGGGCATGGAAAAGACAAAAATGTCCTTATCCCTGCCCTCTGCGTAACCATGTCCCTGTTCTTCCAGGTACGTAGCTATGTCAAGTAGATACGTCACCTACGTCTCCGTCTCCGTGCCGCCTTTCGCATCTCGGTCTTATACAGCTTCCGAATGCGTCGATCCCATTTGTCCATGACAGCCGCACTTGTTCTAGCCATGAACTGATCACCAACATAGGTGCCAAAGCGCGAACGCTTGACACCCAATGAAGCCAGACGCCTCTTGTTGGAATAGCTTTCCTTCTCCAACGAGAGTTTGCCCAAATTACTAAAGAGTCCGTATTCCATCTTGTAGATGTAATCCGAAACCCTCGATTTTGAGCGCGGTGGTCTGGCGTTCAGATTTACCATGACCTTCCAGCCCTTACCGCTTTTCGCCCAATAAAAGGCGTTCTGCAAAGTGCCGGTCTTATATGGCACCAAATCCTGAAGCGTATATACCGTCTCCTCAGTAGCTTCTTCCAGAGCTTCCTCGATCTTGTCCGAGGTGACTCTTACAGGCGTCTCAAGATCGCGCATCACCTGCGCTACCGTGAAGTTAGCTATTATGCCCATACCATCAGGTCCACTTGGTTGTGGTCGTGCTGTCCTCCTATCGTGGTGCGCGGGAAAACCGACACTACCTTCAGGTTATGGCCCATCACAACCACCTTATCGTCGATGTTGACATCCACCGTCTTCGGGAACAGAAGACGGGCGTCTGCCACAATCTCTCTCGCTGCACCTCTGGATGCCGAGCTATCTGTTCTTACAGAGGTAGGCTCGGAAACCTGGGTCAGCTTAACAACAGCGCACTTGGCCGTATAAGAGTTGCCCAACTGTTCCTTACCGTATCTGTCATAGCCTACAGTGGGAGTGATGGAGCATGGTACGGTTGCACGTAGTCGCATCTCAGAATTATATCACAGAAAAGCCTGTGGTTAAGCACCACGGGCCGTGAAGATGACCGAAGGCCCTGTCACGTCTGCCTGTGCAGAACCATTCGCTGTGGGCTTCTGAACCTGCGGCGAACCAGATGCCTTGTAACCAATCTTGGCTGCGCCAGTTGCTGTGGGCTTCGTGACCGTGGGCGAACCCGTGGCCGTCTTGATAACAGTGGCTGCGCCAGTTGCTGTGGGCTTGAGGACGCTTGGCGAGCCAGATGCTGGCCGTATAAGCTCTGTGACCGCTGTAACAGTCGGCTTGGTGACCTGGGGCGAACCACTGGCCTCCCGCACGACAAACGCAGCACCCGTGGCCGTTGGCTTGGTGACAGAGGGTGAACCAGATGCTGTCTTCTCACCAGCCTTGGACGCTGTACCCGTGGAGGTCGGCTTGGTGACGCTGGGCGAACCTGACGCTACACGAATAAGCTCAGTTGTGGCCGTAACAGTGGGCTTGCCTACGCTCGGTGCGCCCGTTGACGTAAGGATACGAGTAGCCGCACCCGTAGCGGTGGGCTTGACCACGCTGGGCGCACCCGATGCCTTACGAATAAGCTCAGTCGTAGCTGCCGTGGTGGGCTTCGTGATTTGCGCTGTGCCAGTCGATGTGACAATTCGCGTGGCTTCGCCAGCAGTCGTGGGTTTCGTCGTTTGTGGCGCACCAGACGCAGCGTAAACGCTCTTAGCTGATCCAGTTGTCGTGGGTTTCGTGACGCTGGGGCTACCAGACGCAATCCTGATGAGTTCTGTGACACCAGTTGCTGTCGGCTTGGTGATGACTGCCGTGCCAGTAGCCGTCTCATCAGCAGCAGAGACAGTGACCGTGACGGGCGTCCAAGCCTCGTCGCCATTGACCTGGTTGACCACGCCCAAGAAGACGCTGCCGGTGGGCGCTCCCGCAGGGTCTGTGAACGTGATTGAGGTGCCGTCTGCCGAAACAGCGGTGACGGTCATCTCTGTAGCGCCGACAGTGGTCCCTGATGTGTTCAGATAAACCTTCGGCCACAGGAAGCTGGAGCCAGTCGCCGTGGGCTTGGCAACAGACGGTGAACCAGTAGCGGTCCTTATCAGTTCCGTGGTGGCCGTGACTGTTGGCTTGGCAACACTAGGCGTACCCGTGGCTTGCCATGTCGTTGATGGGTTTAGCTCTGCAACACCCGTGGAAGTAGGCTTGGTGACACTTGGGCTACCGCTGGCCGGTCTGATTAGCTCCGTGGTAGCGGTGGTCGTGGGCTTGGTGACGCTAGGCGTACCCGTGGCCTTCCTTATCAGTTCGGTGGTGGCCGTAACTGTCGGCTTCGCAACCGAAGGTGTACCAGTGGCTGAGTTCGTCGGAACCGTAATGTTGGCAGTCGGGACGTTGCTGAACGTCAGTGCCGAGCCTGCGGGTCCAATGTAGCGAAAAGTAACGGTGTCACCATCGCTGAATGTACCGGCAAAGTCGATGGTATACTCGAACTCGGCCATGTCGTTCGACCAGGGCGCAGCCATCACTAATGGACTGTTATTAGCCGTGAACGAGCCATCCTGGTCGGTCTCGTTGCTACTGTAGGGCAGAACGTGGAGCGCCTTGCTGATAGTCGGATTGTCGGTGACATTCGACGAGGTGAAGTAGCGAACGTCTGTGGCTGCACCCACCGTTGTCCAGGTGCCACCATTGATTGCATACTGGAGATAGGGCGCGGCTGTAAACT